CGTGAGAGTTTCAATATTACGCATAATCAATTCTCCTGAATTTAGATAAAGGGATACCCGGCGGGTTTACGCCATTAATTTCATTAGTTGGTTAATTCGGCATGGTTAGCCGTCTGGGAAATAAGCTCACCACTGCACGAAAATGATTCATTGCTTTAATCAACTCCCGCTTTTCGTCAGTGGTCAGCTCATTAATGCTGATGCTATGACGTTCAGCTGGAATTTTTGCCATAAAGAATATGGCAGCCAGTGCTCGTTTATTTTGTTCATTATTGATATCCCGTGGATCACGCATATCTTTAATAAACCGCTCAAGCTCTGACTCAATATTCAGGCCAAATACTTTCGCCCTTAATTCCGCAATGTGATTAAGTCCATTCAGGCGTTCACCGGGGCTTAATGGAACAGTCGCCGCAGCGCCTTCAATAGCCATTTGTTCCCCCGTTTTTTCGTAGATAGTTCTGCCAGCAATTCATCTTGTGAACGGCACGGATGCCTGCGTTTACCATCCTCACCCATGATCCAGCCGTGACCGTAGTGCATTGCCGGGCTTTGTTTTACCAGCAGCGATGCAAATGATGGTTCTTTCGTCAGCATAAGCACCTCACAGCAAACCGAATGAAGCACCGAGGCCAGTCACGGTATCAACTGCACTCGCCATCGCAGGATTAGCCTGTAAACGGGCCTGCAATGAAACAGCAGCCAGCGCCATCAGTCGTGTTACAGAGTTAATGCTGCTGATAGCATCACGACGACCGGCACTAGTTTTTACATCACCAGATACCGCACCTGCTGCAACACGTCCGATCTCTGCAGTTGCGCTCATGACGTAATGCGGCAGTTTCTCTTTTGCAACCTCATTAATCGGTACACATGGCAGGCAGTGAATCTGTGCCAGAAAACCATCTACCAGCGTTGAATCTTCAGTCAGATCGGTAAGCAGCCAGATTTCTGGTGCGGTTAATAAATGAGGTTGAGATGGGTTCAGCTTGTTCCGCAGAATCTGCACATTCATGCCAGCACGTTCTGCCAGTTGCACCAGGTTGTGGCGCAATGCGAATGCACGACAGGCTTCATCAAAATGTGGATGTTTGGAAACTTGGTAATCAAACATGGTCGACACCCCTGATGTATCCCAAAATGGAACTAGTTGAATACAACATTGCAATCAGTAAGTGCATCAACGGTAAGAGCAGCAAGGTTGATCATCACCTTTTCTCTTTTCTTGTCTTTCCGAAGGCGATGCCGAGGGATGCGACCGTCAGCCAGCATATCGTTAATTGTGTCGATTGAAAGACCAGTAAGTTCGCTATAACGCTCAATTGTGACATGTGGCGTATTCAGAGTTATTGAAATGTTAGGGGTCATGATGCAACATCTCCTATTGGCTTGTGGTGAGCCTGTAGTAATCGTGACAAGTACCCAAATGGGGACAAAACTGATACTAGGATCGCAAAAGAGATATGTCAACATCAAAGTACCCAAGTGAGATCAAAATAAATCCCAATAAAGGTGGTAAGGCTGCGATTGAGCGATTAGTCGAAGCTTATGGCTTTACGACACGACAGGCTTTAGCTGATCACTTGGAAGTATCAAAAAGCACTCTGGCGAACAGGTATTTGCGGGATACGTTTCCTGCAGACTGGATAATCCAATGTGCTCTTGAAACAGGAACCTCACTGAAATGGTTAACCACCGGGCAAGGACTTAAGCAAAGCTCGCTGACAGTAGCCACAGAAGAGCTTCCCAAGTTTCGCCTTACCGCAGGCAAAATGATTGAAGATGGTTCATATGTATTCGATTCATCATTTCTTCCTGCAAATCTTTCATCACCAATTGTTATTCAGGATGGGCTTGTCACATACATTTGTGATCAAAAATTTTCTGAAGTACTTGATGGACACTGGTTAATCAACATCGACGGAACCTATTCCATTCGAAAAATCACAAAGCTTCCAAAAGGTATGATTAAAATTACAACTACAGAGAATAGCTTTGAATGTGCATTTTCTGATATTGAAGTGGTTGCTTGTATAAGAAGTACAATAGTTTCAAATTGATATAGTAAAAGGATTTAAAAATGAATTCATTTTCCATCGTTATATTCTTATTAGCATTTCTCGCCCCTGTTCTAGCTATAATATTATTTAAGCAAAGTAAAGAACACAAAGCCGCCATAGATAACCTGACGGCTAACAACATAGCCCTTTCCAGCCAACTGAGTGAAAATCAAGAAAAGTTAGCACAGACTGCACGAGATCTATCAGAGCTTGAAGGGCGAGCAGCACCATTATGGCAATACGAAGAATTGCACAGCGCAGTGATGGAGGCAGAGAATAAGATAAAAAATGCAGACTCAATAGCTAGGCAAAAAATAGAAGAAGCCCAAATAAAGGCAGCTAAGACAGTAAACGAAGCAAGTTATCAAGCTCAGATAACAATAAGCAACGCTAATAGCGAAGCTATAGCAATCACCAAAGACGCTCGCGATGCACGCCTGAAAGCCAAAGAACGTCTTGATAATGCCAACAGTAAAGCAAATGAGCTGATCTCAAATGCTAATGACAACGCAGTAAAAATTATTTCCGATGCAGAAGAAAGAGCAAAAGAGATTGCTGGTTCAGCATATGAAGCTAAAGAGTTTGCAGAAAAATATGAAGCAGTTGCCAAATCAATGAAAAATAAAATTGAAGGTTATGGCGATGAATGGATCATCCCTAACCGTAGTGTACTTGATGAATTGGCAGAAAATTATGAGTTTACAGATGCAGGCAAGGAATTACAAAAAGCCAGGGAGTTAACAAAATTATTAATAAAAACTAATAAAGCAGCTTCGTGTGATTATGTTGAGCAAAACAGGCGTAATACTGCTATCAACTTTGTTTTGGATGCCTTCAATGGAAGAGTTGACAGTATTTTATCAAAAGTCAAACACAACAATTTTGGAAAACTTTCCCAAGAAATAAAAGATGCATTTCAACTTGTAAATTATAATGGCTCTGCTTTTAGATCCGCAAAAATAAGTGACATCTATCTTCAGGCACGACTCAACGAGCTAAAATGGGGAGTTGCAGTTAATGAAATTATGCTCGAAGAAAAAGAGGAGCAAAGAAGGATTAAAGAACAGCTTCGTGAAGAGGAAAGAGCTCGTAGAGAGTATGAAAAAGCGATAAAAGAAGCCGAAAAAGAAGAGAAAGCTATTCAGCAAGCTATAAATAAAGCAACGAAAGAGCTTATGCTTGCAAATGAAGAACAACGCTTAGCTTTAGAGCAAAAAATAGCTGAACTACAGTTAAAATATGAAGAAGCTGAAGCTAAAAACCAACGAGCTATTTCTATGGCTCAACAAACTAGATCAGGCCATGTTTATATAATTAGCAATATTGGCTCATTTGGCGAAGATGTATATAAAATTGGAATGACACGCCGCCTTGAACCACTTGATCGTGTTCGTGAACTTGGGGATGCTAGTGTTCCTTTTTCGTTCGATGTTCATGCGATGATTTATAGTGATGATGCACCGTCATTAGAAAATCATCTGCATAAAGTCTTCAACGAAAAGCAGGTCAATAAAATTAACTCACGAAAAGAGTTTTTTAACGTAAATATTAAAGAAATTAAATCGGTTATTGAAGATATGAACATCAATGCCCACTGGACAATGTTTGCAGAGGCGAAAGAATATAGAGAGTCACTAGCTATTGAGCAGGAACGCAAAGCAGCCACTTCCGCCAACGATGAACTACATGTTGCTTAGCAATGTATGTTTCATAGCAATCACACATTGATTGCTGGTTGTATATACAGTTAAATTTAGCCCTCTGATATGAGGGCTTTTTTATGGCAGTACGAAAACTCACCACAGGGAAATGGCTTTGCGAATGTTACCCCGCCGGACGTAATGGGCGTCGTGTGCGTAAACAATTCGCCACCAAAGGCGAAGCACTGGCCTTCGAGCGATACACCATGGGGGAAATAGAAGCAAAGCCCTGGCTGGGCGAATCAGTGGATCGTCGGACACTGAAAGATATGGTTGAGCTATGGTTCAAATTACATGGCAAATCTCTTACTGCCGGACAGAATGTCTACAACAAGCTGCTGTTGATGGTTGACGCCTTGGGAAATCCCCTTGCAACTGATCTCACCTCAAAAATGTTTGCTCACTATCGCGATAAACGCCTTACTGGTGAAATCTACTTCAGTGAAAAATGGAAGAAAGGAGCAAGCCCAGTTACTGTTAACCTGGAGCAAAGCCATCTAAGCAGCGTTTTCAGAGAACTTTCCCGCCTGGGTGAATGGACACTTCCAAACCCATTAGAGAAGATGCGCAAATTCACTATCGCAGAAAAGGAAATGGCATGGCTTACACATGAGCAGATTATCGAATTACTGTCTGACTGCAAACGTCAGAACCCAATTCTGGCACTGGTAGTCAAGATATGCCTAAGCACAGGCGCACGCTGGCGAGAAGCAATAAATCT